AATCAAAACCGTTGCCAGGCGTGATGACATATTGTTCTTGACCAACGTAGTCTTGAGCCAAGAGCGTCCAAGTGCCGAATCCGCAAACGCCAAAGGTCGGAACCTCGGCGCCTTTCTTCACAGTACCTGAAATGTACTGCAAGATATTTTGGCGGGTTGGGTTTACGTTACCTGCGGTGTACACGGTGGATTGCCACCAAGTGTTAGACGACCGCGAGATATTTCCGTAAGCACCGGCGGCAGGGTCGGTGTTCGAGACAGCACCTGGCAGTCCGATAAACTGCTGAGTGTTGGTCGTGTTGTTGTACAACGCGGTTGCCATTGCATCCAACATCACGTTCGATGCGTCATTCATACGCGCTTCGATTAACGGAATGATAGCTGCATCATTCTGGACTGCACCTTCCATGCCTAAGAACGGCACAGGCGCAATCATCAGTTTGAGGTCAAATTCCGCATTGTAAGCGCCCTGTTGGACAGACGGCTGGTTGAATGAACCAGAGTAATCTGACCATTGAGCGTTCACAAATTGTGAACCCTGAACCGGAACGGTTACAGACGAAACACCGCCTGACGCTTGCTGGCTGTTGGCGATAAGCGCAGCCATTAGCGGAGTCGAGTTATATATCTGTACAACCAGTTTCGGAATAAACGCACGGCGTGTTACATAAGTCAACTCTGTATATTGTTGACTTCCTGTTGCCGGAACAATTCCACCACCAATCGGCATGACTTATCTCCAAGTAGTTTATAGACCAATAGGACGCGGACCTTTTCTAAGGTCAGCTAACGCTCTTGCAGCTTCTTCCCGCGCACCAGTAACCGGGTTCTTCCAATACTTAGAAAGGTCAAACTTCGACATGGTGTTTGGGTTGTAGCCCGTTGGAGTAGGGGCAGCAGATTGTTTCATCCATTGCCAATACTCCGCAGCAGTTTCGTGATTAGCGATGCCTTTGTCGAGCATCACTTTTTCAATTTCTTCGATGTTATCTTCAGACGCTAAACCTTTTCGGATAACCGATTGGCGGCGTTTTAACAAATCATCCATCGCATCTTTTTCACGCAATTTAGCCTCTAATTGCCCAACGCGTTCTTCAGCTTTAGTTACAGCTTTTTGAGTGTATTCCTCAATTTCTAATTCAGGAATAGTCATTTCTGGCTTTAACTGTTTGGTTAATTGCAGAAATTGTTTGCGTGTCGTTTTGTTCTCAGCAAGGCTACGCGCCAAGGCTGCTAACTCATCGCGTTGTTCAAGGCTTAAATCTTCGAGGCTCATTAGGATAGTCCTTATTTGCGAGGTTTACGTTTAGTAGATCGTTTTGCCGATTTTTTTCCATAGTACGCTTTAGCCGCCAATTTTTCGTTGGCGAAGTCTTCGCGTTCTGGTGGACTAATCGTGCAAATAAACGTCCACATTTTAGATGACCTTTTGTCCGTCACCAGGCTTCTTCACGCCCATAGCGTTCTTGGAGCCAGCTTTTTTCGGAGCAGACAAGCCACCCAAATGCGCAAAGCGAGGTTGGTTGTAAATTCGACCGTGTGCTTGTTGGTCAGAAGTTACAGGTCGAATGCCGCCAGCGCCACGAGGTTTAAAAAGGTCCATAGTAAATTCCTTACATCATTGGAGGGGTAGGAGAGGGAGGAGCGCCACCGGCTGCTGGTGCGGGGGGAGCCGCGCCAGGAATCGGAGGCATATTAGGAACCATTGGGGCTGCTGACATTGCGCGACCTTCTGGGGTCCCGCCACCGGCTTGCGGTAAGTTTTGCAGCAGAGAAATGATTTCAGATTGTTGCAATTCGTTGGTCTTGCCTTTCTTGGGTCCAACGATGCCAGTTAAGGAACGTAACGCTGCAAGCGCTTTTTGTCCTTCTGAGCTTTCCGAACCAATTGCGGGAAGCGCTTGTTCGATTAAATCCATTGCCATTGAGAGATTAACCATCGCGCCTTCTTTGTTTCCCATCTTGGGTTCAGGCGTGGACATTGGCGAACCCATCGGTTCTGCGCCAGCATCAGGGGCACCAGGGGGCAATGGAGTAGGCGGCGCAGTCTTGCCAGCGGGCTGCTGCTTCCGTATTAAATCCATCATTGCGTCCGGCGATGTTGCCACAAGTTATCTCCAATCAGTTTGCATAGATTTAGCTAAGTCAATCAAATTGTCAATAGGGGGTGACAAAGTGGGGTTTGTCACTCCCTACCGACAAGTGCAATTACTTGCGAGCCTTACGACTCTTACGACCACGGCGAGCCATGTGCGTTCTCCTTCTCGGAGCCAACTTAGAAAGGGAAGTCAGCCAAACCCTGTTGCTGTGGGGGCAGCAAAAAGGTGCTTATCGCTTGTGCTTGCGCATTTTCTTATGAGCTTTACGAGTCATGAGAATATTCCTCTGTTAGCGGGTTAATGAACGGCGCGTTCTCTGGGGCTTCCGCGCAGACATAGTTTTAATACCAGTTGTACGAAATTGCAAGCCCGCCGGTGCAGAAAGCCGATTCAGGCTTGCCGTGGACACCTTGGGCTGGTCTGCTGTAGACGTAGTTCGACCTGATTTTTGCGCCATTATTCCACCGCTTTAAGGCTTGGTTTCTTCTTTTTTGGCTCGCCCTGGGGTTCAGAGTTTGCCGCCTTATGCGCTTCCCTTTTGCGCAACTTTTCTTTCAAAAGCTGCTTCATTGGGGGTTCTAACAGGTCTAACAATGACTCTTGGTCTATAGCGCCAACTTTCAACAGATTGAAAGCCATTTGCCGTAAATCCTCGGTAAAAATAGGGCTATTGCTATGCGCATCTACTTTGACCGTGTAATCTTTAGTGAATTGTTCGGCAATAAAAGCGTTTCCGTATTCGTCCTTGAAATGGGTTGGGTCATACGCTTGCATGACCTTGAGATACAGAGTTGCTAGTTTTTCTAGGGAATCTTCAATGATTAGCGCCCGCTTTTTGGCTCTGGACGAACCNAAACGCGCTAATTGACTGGCGTGCCCGGCGCTTCTGACCCCCGCTTCGCCCTTGCCTTCTAGGATATTCCCGATGCCTGATGCTTCGCCGAACATGGCATCACATTCATGGATGACCTCAAAAAGTTCAGGCGGCATTTGCGGGGCTAATCGGTCTACCTTGGCGTTCGGCATATCGGTAGATAACAAACCACCGGCGCGGTTTAGCGCAAAGTTCTTTTCGTCCAATATGCCAGTAAAGCCGGTCAGGGCGGTTGGCGGGTCAACTTGTTTTGCTAGCAAATCTAGTATTTCCGTCATGCGGCGGTTGCGCAGTTGTTGCAGGAATACTAGGCGCTGAACCTCGGATTGACCCCAGTAATAATCGTATTGCGGGTTAGGGCAAATCTGAACAAACGGTAACTCACCCTTNAGGAATACGGTTTCGCCGGGTCGGTCATAAATGAACACATCTGGGTCAGCCATTGTCACAACGCGGTAATCTTGGATTTCGTTATCCCAGACCCACAGTTCGTTCATTTTGACGGTTTCTTCGGCAACTCTGGCTTTGTATCGGTTCATTCCGTACAAATCTAGGTTGACCGTACCGTAAATGGTCGGGTTGGTTTGGCTCATCACAATCCGATCTAGACCTTCAGGTACATCTTCGGTCTTAGTGTGATAACCAGTTTGGATGCGTTTTAAAATGGATTCGCGCTGCGGGTGGCTGTAAAGCCGCGCCATCAATTCGGATTTTGTAATGTAATAGGTTTGAACTAAGGCTTCTTGTCGGTCGGTGTACGGCGTATCCTCGCGTAACACACCCATTGACGCTGGATCAATCATGTAAGGGTTAATGCCCTTGTTGTAAACCAGTTTGACAAAGGTTGAGTTGTAGCACAAAGCCCAGGTTAGGGCGGAGCTAAATACTTGATCTGCATTAGAATCTAGCCAAGCATCGTTAAGCGCCATTGTCAGTTTAGGTACTTTTATCTGCTCTTGTTCGGGCACGGATGCGCCGAGGTTTATGCTAAATCGGGTAGTTTCCGCGCTGTAAAGAAAGCTAGTCAGTTGGTCAATATGCGGGTAAATCTTGTTGAAAATTGACGGCGATTCGTTTGGTCCCGCGCCAAAAAGATACCAACTGCGCAGACTGGAGTAATCTCCAATGCGTTCGTCACGGCTGACCAAACACTTGTCGATCAGGTCTTTGAGGAAAAATTCCCTTTCAAGCGGTTCTTTAGGTATGCGCATTACTGGTCAATCTTTAGGTTTTGATGGTCTTTCATATAACTCGCGGCGCGTGGACCTGTCAAGTTTCCTGCGTCTTTAGGGTTGATACCCGCGGCTTCGGGGGCTTGACCGATACGCGGTCCGACTGGTGCGCTGTACTTGCCGGAAAGGATAGTACTCATGCTCATGCCCTGACCCTGACCGCCCCAGATGGCGGCATCCCTTGGGCGGGGTTCTCGCGGGATGGACTGGCTCTCAACTGGCGCTGCTGGCGTTTTGTTGTTGCGAGTGTAGTAGTTATCTTGCGATTCTCCCTCACGAGTTGACTTGATATTGGTCATATTGAAATCAATAGCAAGTTGATTGATATTTCTATCAGCCTTCTTAGTATTTTCACCGATAAGTCCTGGCGGTTGCAAGAACACTTTTATCACCTGCTGCTTGCAACGCGGTCGATAGCATTTCTCCTCGGTGCTTTCAAACAATCCGTGTTTAGGACAAACGTAGTCGTGTAATACACCCATTTCATTTACCTCCGAGCATTTCATCTATGGTTTGATAAGAATAATCAGCCTTGTTCTTTAAGCCAGCGACTACCTTGAACCCGGAGTCACCAATCTTTAACCGCAGGGTTTTAGTCACTCTTGGCTTAGGTTTGGGTCGCATTTGAAGAAATCTAGTCTTGTCTCTGTTTTGCATTACAGCAACTTCACCATTGGACCATCTCATGTAAGCGCGTGTTACGCGGCGCTGAACCCACTCGGTTAGTGGCTCGTTGTGGTACACAAACACATCGCGCAGGTGGCTTAGGTGGATGCCGCACAATTCAGCAAACAGTTTGATGCTGATGCCACGCTTGGGGTCTTTGAGGAACCGTTCCATGATGACAAGCAGTTGTGCTTTGGGTATAACCTGTTCTTTCATTGTCCGTACATCCCAATTGCTTTTAAATAATTGCTGACGTTTTTGCCAACGGCGATTTCTTCAGGTGTGACGTTCTCTAACGACTTAGCAACCTCGCGGCTTAATTTCATGCCAATTAGCTTTGGTTGTAACTGCTCGGCAAAGGCGGCAACCGCTAATCCGGTAGCCATAACGCGGTCATCTTTGTTGCGACCGCTGGCTTCAATGCTTGAGCCTTCGCGCACGATGGTTTTCATTTCCTCAAGCAGGTCCATCGAGTAGACTGCTAACAAACCTCTCTCAAAGTAATCTTT